CCCAATGATTCCGGGGGTTTGGCTGAAATATTACTTTTCATATCGCTTCATATTACCTTCCCTTGTAATACCGAAAGCCCAGTAAAACCGGGGCGTCCAGACCCATTACCACCCCCGTATAGCTGATATCGCTCTTTTTGAAACGACCACCCCTCCTTTACGAATCAGTCTCAATAAAGCAACGTTTTCCATGGGACCCGTATCAGCTTCAGAAAGGTGAAACTGGCTATCACCCCCCTGCAGTCGTGTGAAATCCATCAAAACAACCACAGCCCACGCCAGTCGTGGCCTGCAGGGAATTCAGCCCTCCCTCGCATCCAGCCAATCTCCGCCTAAAAAAGATCGTGCGCGTTTTTGAAAACCCACCGAAACCAACGTTTTCAAAGTTTCCGCCCAATGAAACCGGGGGGTTCGTCGCTGCCCCGTCCGTGACCGCCCTGGGGACCGATGTGCAAGCGCGCTGCATTCCCCTGCAAAACTTTTCATTCTGTGCAATGGCCGATCCCCCGCAGAGCCCCATAGCCAGCCTGGGCTGCAGGTTCGTTTGCACTACTTCCCGATTTGCACAAAAAAAGGACACAAGGCCCGTCGGCGGGAGGGGGATAAGTGGTTTTTCAGATGGTTTTTTCTTTGCCGACCTAATTTCGTCGGTTCGCCTGAGAGGCCGCCGCCACACCCCCATCGAATCCGAGAACCTGGTGCCGCCGTCCATAGCCCAGGATCGATGGAGCGAATTAGGTCGCCGCGCTTGATAATGAATATATGCACAGCCTGAATGCGCTCCTTGTTCCATGCTGAGAGCTTCTAGAGTATGATTAGAGGGTGACGATACTACGCACAAGAAACCGACAGAGAAGGCCCGCCAAGTTGCGGGCTTTCTGCGTTTCGGCAGCTGCTAGATCCTTTTAGGTGAACGACTTACATGAAAGAACCCGCACAGGGCGGGCACTAGGTGGTGTGACTCAATGACGGTGCCCACACTGGTCCTACCCGCATCCCGTTAAGCCTCGACCGCACAGCAGGCGTGCGGGCATCGCCGTGCCTGATGCTTGCAGAGCGGTCGAAAAAAACCCCGCACAGGGCGGGGTTAGAAGGATGGTTACAACGTCATGGCAAGACTGGAGACAGACCTCTGTTCTCAAAAGCTGTTGCCACTTTCTTCCCGACATTCATCATCGGCTTTTCCAAGTGATTGAAAACTATCCAGCTGGCCACCAGCGTAACAACCGCCGAGGCCGCATACCCCGTATAAATTTGGAAACCTAGCTTTGTAGTTAACGGAATAAGCAACTTGGCTACAACTGGATGCAGAAGGTATATGGAGTAACATGACGCCCCAAAAAAACCTAGTATTTTAGCAGGGATAGACTTGAATACTGGATTCAAGAAATAAATACCGGCAACGAACGCTATACAGGAAAACGAAAGTGCAAAGCGCTCCTTACCTGTAACGATAGCGATAGAGTCTCCTGATACTGGATAGAAATAGAAGATTGAGAACGATAGTAAAAGTAATGCGCCCGACGCAGCACTTCCAATCTTCACAAGCTTCCCATACACACCCAACACTACCCCACCAAGGAATAAAAACAGCTGGTTAAATGGGTTGATATAAAGATTCCATTGCTCCGCTAACGGAACATCCGCATCAAGTCGATACACCGCAAAATAAGCACCTATAGCAATACTCCCCAACATTGCTAACGGAAGAATCAAAGCCGATTTAACGCAAAGTAAAAATAACAGTGGGAGCAAAGCATAAAACACCATTTCATTACCGATCGACCAAGCCCCAGTTGTCAAATAAGCTGACGGTTCAACAAACCCAAACAACAAAGAGTAGTTGAGAAATATCTTGTACAGGTCAAAGTCGAATACCTTTCCACTGACCACACTGGATGCATATGCTGCTAAGAGAGCAGCCGTAAGAACCAGCCAGAACAATGGGAATATCCTAAACAAACGCTTGATCAAGAATGAGCCAACATCAGTTACGGTATTTACTCTACCGTAGTAAACAAGGCCAAGACTTAAACCGCTAAGTATGTAAAATATTGAAACCGAATATATTCCAAGCTTCCCAATAAGGTACTCACTACCAACTGTACCAAACGACCAGCTGACGTAGTGATAGATCATCACCGAAAGAGCCATAAGCCCCCTCAAATAATCCAAACTTTCTATTCTTCTCATTGCAACTTCCAGTGTTGGGGGGTGGCATTTTGCCGCGATACTATCCCATCCCCCCATTCAGGTGCAATAAATCGAATAGGAACACGGACTGACTGGTCCAATGTCAAGCGACGTTAGCAATAATTCCTATAGAAATTGCATCGTTCGAAAAACCAGTAGAAAGTGCACTTTCTGTGTGGACGAACCAACCATAATCAATTTCCTTTGACTTGAAATTTATATCTGGACTGGTTTTGCATCGAAAACTGATAAGATTACCTCCGGCATTTCCACCAAAAACGATCTTATATTCGACGTATGGTTCAAACGTGTAAATAACCGGAAACTCAGTGAGCACCGGCGTCGGATTGTTAAGGCTAACTGCCGAACTTTCGGCTACCAGAACGCCATTTTTATAAATCTTCGCGGTCGCGGTCATTACGCCAGAGTTACTGGCAACAATGGACATTACCCCGGAAGAAGCAACAGATTTTTTGAACCGCAACACAGCCGTCGAACCATTGCCGCTTGTTGCTAGTCTTCCGTCTACCGAAACAGGGTCGCCATAAACAATTTTGTTGTTCAGGTATCGCGTAACGTACGGGCTCGTTACATTCCTGAAGGACCTCTCAGTAACCCTTTTATTGAAGACAACCGCTGGAATGTTCACATCTTTGAACCAGACACGGGTTTTGGTCAGCGGATCTTCGGGTGACTCTTCGTAGTACATGCAACCGTAACCGTGCCGGTTAGGCACCATGGTCATGTACCCTCCCACACCATCAGCATTGGAAAGGTAAGACGTATCGGTAGACCAGATTTTGCCGTCATAGCTCCCGGCAAAGCCAATGCCCTTACGCTTACCATCTGGCGTGAGGGAAGAAAAACCGATGATTAATGGCTCACCTTTGGGGATATAGGGTTCCACTACTGCCGCGTGACCGTAGAACGGCAGCGTCACTGGCGCGCTCCAACCAGTAAACCCTTCCAAGTCATAAGTCCAAGTAAAGATCATGAAGCCCGAGCTCTGCCGCGATACGCAGATCAGTTTGTCACCCCAGTAGGACAAGCAGGCCTCGTTCGGCTTTGCCGCGCTGGGCGGGAACAACTCTTTAATCTTGGTGAAGGTTGGCGTCACCGTGATGGTGTTACCGTCACCGCGCCACAGGTTCACGCCGTTACTGTCGGCGTTGTAAGCCGTTATCAATAAGTGCCCGGTCGGCGTAACCAAGGTATGCCCGAACATGAACTGGTCGGAGTCAATGTTGATGTCGTACGGCGAGCCCCACAGGTTAGTCAGGTTGCTGGCCAGCACCCAGAGCTTATGAGTGAACGGCGCGGCACCAGCAGTCGAGGCGCTGACCTTTAACAGGAGTTGGTTGTCGCCAGCCACCGGCGTCGGGGTGGCCCAGGGGTCACGGACATCCGAACCTTGAGGGTACTGGTCATAGAACACTCCCTTGGTAGCGAACTGACCATTGGCTTCTCGAATCCAGAACACCAGCGAGGCAGGTGACTTGTCGGCGTTGTAGACGTGTTCATAGCCGTTTCGAGCGAAGTAGAATTCTCGGCCACGGAACTGAGCCCCGCCAAAGAAAGACGTGTACCGGTACTCACCTGCATGTGGCTTATCGGATGGCTCAACAAGGTACCGGTCCAGGGAAATTGACTGGTTTTCAACCTTCAACTGCAACGCTGCACCGGTGGATTCGGCCGCACTTTCCGCTCGACCCGCTGCGCTCTCTGCAGCTGCCACCAACTCGGTGACATCATTGAACTGAATCGGCAGCCGATAATCTCGGGCACCATCAACAACGCGCACGTCATATAGACCATTCGGTGCAGCAAACTGCGCTAGACCGCTATCATCGGTAGGGAAGGGATTGGGCAATTCAATACCGTTCGCCTTCCGCAAACCATCAACAAGGCTTTCAGTACCTCGCAGGTACACATAGCAAATCGCACCTGGTAGCTTGTTGCCCTGGTCATCCTGGGCGAAAAAATTCTTGAGTTCCATATTACGCTCCGGTGATGGGCTTAAGTTGCCCAGAAAGTTGTGTGCCGGTACCGGCATGACCGGCGAAGCTCGCCGCGTTGGTTGGGACTGGGCTCGATGCGTGCTGGTGACCGGCGATATCGGTGTTCATCAGGATCACCAGGTCAATCACGTCACACAGCACTTGAAGCACGTTCACGCTCTCGGAGCCGATCCAGTTGGTGGGTGCTACGCTTTTGCGGACACCCTTGATGCGCTCCAGCAGATCGCCTCCCACGGCGAGGTTCAGTTTCTGGCCCACTACCTGGTTGAGATCGCGGCCGCTGGCCAAGTGCAGGTCGTCCAGGGCGGCCAGACTCACGGATCCGCCCGACAGCAGCTTGAGCGCACCGATCGCCTCGATCGTCTTGATCCCCCCGACCGACTCGGTCGAGTGATCGTCGACTTCCACCGTGCTGCTCTGGTGGCGCTCGGTATTGGTCAGGCTCTCGATCTCCCGATCGATCGACTTGTCACGGATCCGGCCTTCGGTCTGGCGCAGCCAGTTGCCGTCCGCGTCGACGCGTTGCTGTGCTTCTTCGCTGTGCTGCCACACCTGGTCACCCTTGGGCACCTTGGGCAGACTCAGGCCGTGTGGAAGGATCGTCTGGACGTAGGGTTTGCTGGGCAGGCCATAGGCAAAACACACGACAACCCGGGTGCCTTCCTCGGGAAAGCCGAGGAATCCCATCTCGTCGCCGCCCACGGACATCGGCAGCGGTACGCCAGCCAGCATCGGCAGCTCAGGATCAGGCTCGTCATCCGGGCCTAATAGTTCGAGATCCACCGCAAAGCGCGGTCGGAAGTCGTCACAGATGCCGGCGCTGGCCGGGGCATCCGCCACACCCACGACCCGGGCAAAGCGCGGCAGGTGATAACCGCCGGTGAGTTCGGGAAATTGCCGCTCTACACTGCGGCGGATTGCGTCTTCCATCGGATCGCCATTTGGTTGCCGGTGAGCGTCACCTGGGTGATCCGCTCGCCTTGGTTGATGGATGCACCTGGTCGCAACCCGGGAAGGGCTGCGATCATCGCGCTCTGATTGTTTTGGTAGTCATTAAACAACTCGACCGGCAGTTGCAGCGGCGATCGGGTACCGAAGAAGCTGTCAGCCCAACTGCCCACAAACACTTCGCCGTCACCCTGCTGCTGCCACATGAAGTCGGTGATACCGAACACTCGGGGCAAGCTGTCCATGGCCTGGTAGCCGGCGGCCAGGTTGTAGAAGAACGGGGCTTTGACCTTGGCGTAAGCCTTGTCAGGTATGCGAAAGCTCAGCCCGGTTTTCTGGTTGATCTCGGCCAGCACCGTGCTCAGATCCGCATGACGCAGGTTGAGCGGCAATGGGTTGGCCAGGATCGCGACCAGCTCGCGACAGAACAGCACCTGCTCGATCGCGTTGGACGAGGTGCAGCGCTCGACGTAGCCAATAAAGTGGCGCTGCAACGGGTTGTCGTTGTAGCCGATATCGAGGGTGACCAGTCCCTTCACCGGTGCCACTGCCTGGATAGTCAGCGTGGCCCGGCCCGGGGTTCTCAGCTCGAGGCGAACGTCGTCGCTGACCAAGGGATACACCACGCCGCCGATGGTCAGCACCTTGTGCAGTTTCATGCTCATGACACACCGCCCAGGTAGTTATCCAGTTTCTTCAGCGTGGCTTCGAACCCTGACAACTCCTGACCTGCCTCGCCGGTTTCACCCGTACCTGGTGCAGTCACGGACTGCCCCGGGGCACCTTGTTGGGACACGCTATTACCGGCTCGGCGCGTCTCAACCCGCTCGGGGTTGGAAAGCTTTTCCGACAGCGTGAATTGAACAAGCCAGGCTCGAAGTGAGTCGTCTTCCCGGGCGCTGACGCCGTCGGTGAACTGCACCTGGCGCACGCCAAACGCGGACGCGGTGTCGTTGACGACCCGGTAGGTTTTGAGCTGGCCACCGGTGCTGGTCGCTTCTGCCAGGCGCATCAGGTTGCGTAGATACGCGTTATCGACGAATGGAATCTGCAGCGTGACCGCTAGAGTCTTGGGCTTGAAGCCCTTGTGCGCCGAGTCGGTGTTACTGGTCTGTCCGGACAGATCGTCGCTTTCGATTCGCAGGTTGGCCGTGACCTTGAGGTTTTTGCCGCGTACCTGTTCGCCATCGAGCAATAAGGTCATAGGCCCACCAATTCCCGAACAAAACCCAACCCTTGCAGGGATCCAATCAGGAGCACTCCAGCGGACAGCCCCCACTCATGACCAGGTGCATCGCCCTGCAGGAGCTGGCGGCGCAACTCGGCAGCATTACCCGGGCCGATCAGGCGTGCGCGCATAGTGTCGTCAGCGGTTCCGCCGGCGAATTGCGACTTGAGGTCAGTCAGTTTCTGCGCCTGGGCCTGGGCCTGGCTGGCTTTGCGAGCGGCCATCTTGGCCAGGTCTGCCATCGGCGAACTGTCCGCGTAGCTTTCCAATGCCGATAGCTGACTGTTCAGGGCTTGGGTTGCGGCCTTGGTCACGGTGCAGCGCTCCAGGGGCAGAGCCCCCCAACGTGGCAGCGTGCCAGCGGTGGGTAGCTCCCACTTTTCAGCGTCTAGCGCGAACAGGTTTTTCGCTCGGCGTTCGGCACGCTGCAGGTCTGGCATGGGCAACACGGCATTGAATCGGGACAAGGTTGCCGCGAACTTGTCGTAACGCGTGCCCAGGAACATCACCACCAGGGCGTATTGCGAGCCAGCCGGACGACCGTCGTCGCCGGTATCTTCTAGTTTCTCGCCCAGCTGCTGCAGCAAGTTAGGCGCGGAAAGGTAACGCTGGTAGCCGCGGCCCTGCCCCACACCACTTTGGAACGGCGTCACCACCAGGCAGGCCGGCACCTCGCCAAAGGCATCGGTCAACTCTGCACGGCCAGCGGCCACGGCGGCTTCGGCAGCAGCCCCGACCGGGCCGGGTGATGTCGTGGCCAAGTCGGCCAGACCTTCCAGTCGTAGGCCGGTGTTGGCCAGCTCGCTGCTGGCCAAATCCTTGGCAGACTCGAGGTCGGTGAGCCACTGGGTGGACTGCTCCGGCCAGCGCATGGTGATGGGGGCCCAATTCATACTGGCGCGGACTCCCACGACACTGCATTGAGGGCGTCCAAATCCGAAGCCGCCCGCGCCGCTGCTAAGACTTGCTTAAGATCGTTGGCCTTGCG